GCATAGGCTCCAACGTCCCAAGTAGTCCTTGTTTCGCCACATATATCAGTTCCAAGTGGGTCAGTTTCACCTGTCAAGTCAGTAAATTCTGTTCCCAAATCAAGACCTGCATCATACAATGGGCTGTCAGTATCAAGAATACTAAAATCACTGTTAGAATAATCAGTAAATGCTAAATCCCAATCATCCGCTTCAGTTGCCCCAGGGCTTATATCAATTCCGTTTGACCCAGTGTCGTTGTCATCACTTGCGCAATAATTCGGATATCCCGATGGGAATGGGTCGCGCCAGTCATCAACGTTATTAAACGATATACTATTTATTGGAAATAAATCATTATTATCAGTCTCAATCGCATCGTCTGAGGTATTCGTTACAATGCAATGATACATATACATCGATATTGAAGCTGCCGAAAATTTCACTCCATGTGTGCCATTCTCTATTACGCTATTCCACATTCTAATAGTTGCAGTGCTTGTGCTTGTCACCCATACATTGTTCGCCGTGTCTCCTGTAGCTTTAAACCAGCAATTTCCAAATTCAGCATTTACAATAGGATCGGACATTAACAAACAAGTGCCTGCAACATTTACTTGTATTCCGTTAAAATGACAGTGCATTGTATTGCTTGCGCCAAGTGTTATTTTTGCGCATACATAAGCCGTGCTGTCAAATCCACTGGAATAATCGGGTTTTGCCGTTCCGATTGTTTTAACAACGAGATTGTAAGTTGCACTTAATGTCCAGCCGTTATAAGTCACATTGGTAGAGTCAGGGCTGCCATCCCAGTTATATGTGCCGTCACCTCCAAGCACCTCAACTAACGGATTATCAGTAGCAGTAACCCAGTCGCCTTCCTCCCCAGACTCCATCGTTGCCTGCGTTGTATAGCGATGAGTTGCCCCATAACGAGACAGCTCTCCTTCCGATAACGTGTATCCGCTTGGATAGATGCAGATAGGAATTTCAGCCACTTTTATCCACCATTAGGTTATTGTTTTCAGTATATCGTCTTATATTAGATTTAAACCAATCGTCTTGATACCTCACAGGAAATTTTGGATCTTTCGCTAATTCATACCATTTGCCGTCAGTATGTTTATAACATATTGCTTGTTTAGGTTCAACAGCTTTTGCAGCAGCTTTTACCGACTCGACCGACCCCACCACTGGAATTATATTAAAAATATTTTTTTCATGCTCACTAAAAATATGCTTATCTGAAAAAACACCAACAAAGTCATCGACTTCGTTTATTCCTTCTCTGTATGTTAAATGATTTATTAATACTAACTGTGCCATATTATTTCCTGTATGAAATATTTGGTGCTGTAGATGAGGTTGTAACTATCCCAACAGAAGTGTTGCCGTTGCTACACATACAAGAATAAGTTGACGGTGGAGGTGTAATTCCATGCCATACAGAAGGCGCATAAATAGGTGCGCCACAATGTGGACAAAATCCTACAGTTATCATTTTATATCCTCTCCATCGCATCCATCATCTCTAACACATTTACATATGTGTCAGTTTCATCACTATGATATTCAATCCCACAATTTTCACATACGTCATTATCATCCGTAAATAATCTTAAATGTTCGCAACAAACACATTCTCTTATTTCTGTATTCATTTTATTTTCCTCTGGAATCCCCCATAACGTTAAGAGCAATCCCCCATTGGCTCAGTTGAGAGGGCTTCAGTTCAATGCTCTGTGTTATGGAAAATCCCATTATACCACACCCCTTATTTCCTTCCTGAGTTCAGCATGAGCTGCGTTATTTGATCCTTGACATTTGTCTTTATCCTCAGTTCTCACGTATTCTTTTGCAATTTCAACCCGCAAGTCGCTTAATTTATTTTCAATACACTTTAAAATGTTCGTGTGTTCTTTTATTACATCCTTCACATTACTTAGTGCATTCCTTGCCAATATTCCAGATATTGTTATCATAAGAGTTAAGATTCCACCAACAACCAAAGTAGATACTGCTTCCATTATTTCTTAAGCTCCTTGATTATTGCAACAACTTCGTCTGGGAACTTCCACAAACAAGCCATCCCCACCGCCAGAATAATAATAATAAATAATAATATCTCTTTCGATCTATAAAAAAATAGATGCGGGATTGCTAATTTCCAGTCTCGTGGGAACGGTGGTGGTTCTTTTTTTTTCATAAAATTATAGGCGGGAATTTCACCCGCCCTACTTTTTAAAATTTAAATTATTTTTAAATTAGTCTCGCCACTTCTTGACCATGTTCGGGAATACACCCACCAATACAACAATTGCAAGCAAGACAGCCTCAATCAGACCAGCATTGCCCTCTTTTCCAGCAATAACCCAGTAGATATTGGCTAAGCCTACCGCAACCATTGTTACCCTCATTCCTAATCTCTCAATGATTCTTTTAAAAGTATCCATCAGTCCTCCTGTAATTTTTTTAAATGACTCCTAACACACCAACACCAGCAATACCCAAATAAACCCTAACCCCAAAATTATATAAAAACGATAATCTATAATTTTATCGCTCGCCATCACAAACCCCAATCAACAAAGTCCTTAGTATTCTGAAAGCTCTCTGATAAAATTTCTAACTTATTACGATCCGCCTCTGTGAAAACAGGCTTGATCTGTTCTTCAATTTCAATTTCGACTTGCTGTAAATCCATCAGTTCTTTCGCAAATTCAGGCGTAACAGGATCAACCCTCAGCGACCCTTTTATAGTTTCATGTTTTTCAAATATTTTTTTCTTTTCCTGAAAGTAATTCTTCATCTTACTATCAAAATAATCAAGCATATTTGTTATTGCAATAATATTATTTATATTCAGTTTGTTTGTTTTTATATCCTGCAATCCGATACAGGCTAATTCTAAATCTTGTAGAGTTATTTTCATTTTATACCTCATAGCAGACTGTGATCCAGCCTCGATTGCCGTCATCACCCATAGTATCAAAAACATTGCTATCGAACAAACCATCTAAGTCTCTTATCATAGTGATGCTCGTGCTGTCAACTGATACTTGTTGGGCTAATTCTTCAGCCCCTCCCACATTAAAACTTTCAAAATTATAGAGAGTGCTATCAGTATCTGACCTTATCATAATAGAAATCATTCGAATATTTTGCCAAGCTGTTATCCCATGTGTAACAGCTTTCGTGGAAGTTGTATCCATATCCCAAGTCCCGATCTCAATTACTTTCCACGCTAGAGGAGCCCCTGACCCACCTGTCGTTATCCCACCAGTTGTCAAAATATGACCCGTTACTTTAAAAGCATAAGACGCAGTCGCCACTGCCCCATTCACACCGATGCCATATTCATTTATACTTGTATCTTGAGCAATAAAATCACCACTAACTCGACCGCCACCAGTAACATCTAACGCATAAGTTACATCGGCTGTCGCTCCACCAATCCCGATTCCATATTCATTTATTTCAGTATCGTGCAAAGACAGCCCCATATTATCAGTCCGCCCAGTGTCTGCTGCAAAGGTAGTGCCGTTCATCTTGAACGATCCCCAACAAACAACGGTATCCGCCACGCTGTTCGGATCACTGTCAACAAATAGATCATCACTGTCAGCATTGCCTAAGTAATTATCTTCCGCGATATAATGATAACTTGTTAATGCCAATTTATGTGTTCTTGTGGACGATTCTAAACTATCTTCATACGTCCCGACCACCCAAATTTGACGGTCATCATTCCATCCAGTTGGCAAGCTAACAGCCGTTAAAGCTGGAATTGTTACAAGCCTTATGTTTCCGCTTGCGTCCTTGCCCATTGCTAAACCAGCCGATATATCAATTGTCCCCGATCCTCCATCGGTGACAGCCCCACCGTAGATAATTTGGCAATCAGTCGTATGTGCTAATGATAACCCCTGTAAAGCTGATACGATCTTTTCTTGCCAGTAATTATGATCCGTCTGCATGTCTGTAATTTTATAATAATCGCCTAAAGCATCAGGGGAATATCCACCGACCTCAGTATCGCCAAAGATGTTTGTAAATTTCATTATATTGCCCTCAATATATTAAATGAACTATCTATTAAAATTATTTTGTAATAAGCAGGCTTGACAGATTCATTCTGTAATAATAATTGTATCTCATCAAGCTCCCCGCTATCCGTTGTCTTAACATCAAATAAAACTATAAATAAAGACTCGTCTGCCTGCCATGAAAAATTCCATTCAGAGGTATCCCATTCCCAACCAGTCAAATTATAATCTAAATACAAATCTCCAACCGAACCTGTCACGCCTTCGGCTATGTCCAAATATATGCTTGACAAACCCTTATTTATATATTTATTAACAAAATTTCTTAAATTGATCCGCTTCGTCAAAACAGTGTCGCTGGACGAAAAGTCAATCGATCTTAAATCTAGCTGATATTCAACAACACGATTCAGCATTCTATTTATGTCAATAAGATGATAAAACTCCCATGCCTTTCTAAAAGCATAATCCCAGTTGTCGTCCATGACCGTCTGGAAGCCGTCCCAGTCGTCACCGTATTTATCCTGAAAAGTCGGAATAGTATAATTATAAAATAAATTACTCATGTAACCGCCATAGTTCCAGTATCACTAATCTGTATTGAACTTATTGTAACGTTGGCTGTCGGAGTGGTCAATGCAAATTCATCACCGCCAAAGTCATAGAGCGAATTGCCAATGATCCACAAGTCCCCAACCTCTAAGTCTTGTCCCCACTCTCGGTAATCTCTTGTACCCAATAAGTCTTGCCATTTGTTTATTATAAATTCGAGTGCTTCATTCTCATCCGAAGCAAACGCCCACGACCAAATAGTATTTATTTTTACTGTCCTGCAAGCATCAATTCCATTATCGCTATAATATGATATTATTTCATCATCAATTGCTGAAGATGCCAACGTTAAGGCAAACTCACACAAATCCAATACTGTCGCCGATGTAAATCCAGACCTGACTGTCAAGGTTGCTGCTATGTTCGTCGAAATATATACAGGATCGCTGACAGTAACAGGCACTAATCCAAACTGAGTCAAACTTGTCACATAGGTATCGACTGACGTTTTTAATCCGCTTGACGGCGTTCCACCACCTTCAGGGATGATATAACAACCCATCGTCCCCAGTCCTGTTATTCCTTGCGCCTTCAGAACTCCTGACACCGATACCGCTGCAATTTGAATATCCTCAACTGACCAGATCATGTTTTTCAATCTGACATTCGCCCTTGCATTCCTGACGATACTTGTCACACCCTCAGCATCAACACCGCCTGACGTGGCTGCCGCATTCGTTACGCTTGATATATCAGTATCTGCGCCCTGATTTATGTTTAGTTCTCCAATTTCGAGTAACCCGCTCAATCCTGTTGTAATCTCAAAACTCACTAACACAGAATAACCAAGAGGTGGGATGGCCCCGGTCGTATCGTTGCCAAATAAAATTGTTGCCTTGCCGTTGCTCTGATAAATTAAAATAAAATGTCGATCCGTTGATAGTGAATTGTCAAAGTTGTCAACTCTCGTCCAAGCAAGGCTATTGATAGTCAAAGAAATAGAGCTTTTAATTATTTTCAAATATCCAGTCAACGGCATTTCAGAAAAAGCACTACTTGACTCTACCGTCCCGATGTTGACATCCGTATATGACAATTTCTGTTTAACACTTGCGGAGATAGTATCTGTTCCGCCTGACGAAGCATCGGCAGTCAATTCATAAATCAACAACTCATTTGTTGCAGATGACAAGCCTGATAGCTGATAGTCAGTAGTTAAAGTTTTCGCCATCGCACCTGTCAAAGTTATTGTCGCTGTGCCAGTATGCCCATCAGCCTCAATCGGATCATAGTCGCAAAGAGAGGCGAAAAAATAAGCCGACTCTCTGGTTGTCGGATTCATAATGTCCCAAGCTATTCGATTTTGTAATTCAGATAAAAATTCAAACCCGCCTGAATATTCAGTGAATAGCCAGTCTGGTTTATTCGGATAATGTGTCTTGAAAGCGTTATACACATCATAATAACTTCTTGCGTTATGATTAAAAGGTATTGTCATTTTAATAAACCTGTGTTCAAACTACCTGAAATTTCTATATTTTGTAATAATCTATAATTCACTTTTATCACTGGCTGACCGTCATCGTCATATTGTTGTATGTCACTATATCCAACCACGACAAACGGATCAAAATTCCTGTTTTCATTCAGCATATAAACCGACTCAATGAAAAACATATAAATCAAAAACATTGTCGCTTGACTGTAAGGCGCTTGCTCTAAGTCTCGGAAGTTCCCACCACGATCTCTCGCATAGTGCGCAGTCTCCCTCTGGTCAAGAAAAACAGTAAATAAATCTGTTTCAATTTCAGCATTTGTTCGGCCTTCGTCATAATTTAAAATAGCTGCTAAATTCGCTTCGTACATTATGCGCCTTTTATAATACTAGATAAAATACTTGAATAATCCGCCATCGGTTTTGCTAAAAATGCTGTCAATGCTGTTTTCAATGCTGCTCCGCCATCAGTTGCAACAGGTGTCCACGTTGAAATTGCCGATTGTAATTCAGTCATTGCATCCTCGTCCTTATCAAGCTCTGTCTTTGCCGTGTCGCCTAATACATATTTTTCACTTGCGCTTGCACTTGATAATCGTATCTCACCACTTGCCCCAACGACCAGATTTATAATACTCGCACTATCAATAATTTCGATAGTCATTGTTTTTGACGTTTTGTCAATAGTTATTTCATATTCATCATCTTCAAAAACCAGTCCTTCAGTGTTCGGCTCTATTCTGCCAGCACAATCGGCGAAGGCTGTAAATACCCAGCGTTGATTATCGATTGTAGGCTCAACCCAAAGTTTGTCATCAACTTTCACCCGCAAATAAGGAATACTTAAACCGTAACGACAATAAACTAAATTATCACCCTCGATCCCCTTTTCTGGAATAGCGACAAATATAGACCCCTCGTGTGCCGTTAAGCCCATAGCCGAAGCCTGAGCATCAACCAACGCAGGAGCGACAACTTTTGCTATGCCTAAATATTTACGATACTCGACCATATTTTCTCGCTCGTTGGAATTTTTATCTCTGCCATATCAGACACTTGCCCTCGATTCTCCATAAACTCGACCCAGTTGGTGTCTAAAATTTTATACATCATTAAAGAAGACCCCAGATATTTATGCGCCAAGTGATCCAGCTCAATATTTTCATTCGGCACGATCGTTGTAGTATCGGCCTCGTAAGGTTCTCGATACATCTTGACTGTCATATCCTCAAAATCAAAATCAAGAACCGCTTGCCATCTAAACACGAAACCCCCCTATACCACCGCCATAGAATCCAGACCTTTCGCGCCTGCCCCCTTTGACTTTTGTATACATTTCTTTAGACACAGACTCGGCCGATCCTGCTATCTGTGCAACCTTTTTAGAAATCTGATTCGCTTTATTAAAAATATTATCCTCATCTTTTGATAATGAAATCGTCACCTCAGACCGCCAGGGGATTCCTATTATCCCGCTTATCTCATCAGTAAAAAAGTTTGTGTTTTTAATCGATACATCATCAACAAACCAAACCAACGGCACAAGTGAACCAGTTCCCCAGTTAAATAATACTTGCGGAGGCGGGTAGTTTTCGTTTCCGAAAAAGCTCCCTGCAATCCCCAACAACCCTGCGTCTGGTTCTCTCAGTGCTTCAAAATATGCAATCTCTTCAGTTACTCCGAACGGATCACCTTTGTCAATTAGAACTAACGTGAAACTAACAACTGTATTCTCAAACCCTGTGAAAACTTTCTCCCTTGCTGAACCGCCGATATTAGACAATTCAATATAGTTTATAGGCTTTTCAGTGTCTACCGATTCAGGATTGAACTGAAAAACAAAAGGTAAATAAGAACCAAGATTTATTATTATTCCATGACCGCTCATCTTGAAACCTTCAATTTTGTGTTTATCATGCCATTCTGCAAACCTGTAACAACCTCATTACAATACCACTTTGTAGTCCCGATTCCCGACATCAAATAATCAGGCAAGAAAGAAGAGTGCGCTTGCGGGTTATATGTGCCGTCAGTTATAGAACAAGTTCGAGGCGGACGCAAAGAAGGGTCACCTTGATTCAGTGTAATCGTTGCTTCCATGCCCATAGACTTATGACTTGCAACGTAATTTTTGCCTTTGTAGATTTTTCCCGGACTTGAAACAGGCTTCATGTATTGCTTTATAAAATCAGCCTGACGTTCTATATTCATGCCAGCGTTCCACTCTAGAAGCCAATATTTTGTTATTCCTTTTCTAGACTCAAGTTCTTTTAACACTTCGGGTTTAAATCGATAAGTCACGCCTTGAAAATATCTTTTATGGTCTTTATAGTCTGAACTAGGCCCAGCTTCGTTGAATCCCTTAACCGCTGCTGTCCCTGGTGCGCTTCCAGCGGCTTGTTTAAACTTCCATTCTATATTTGCAATATTGTTTTTTATAAAATCTGTCCTATAAGCCAACTTATAAATCGGAGTTATATCCATGTTGTAAATGTCAGGAGTCCTGAAAGTGTCACCTGTCGAATGCGCCTTGTAATCATCGCAAAAATAAAAATATTTTCCATCGAACCAATTCACACAACTCGAATTTTGTGCTAATTCATTAAGAAATGATAAATCAGTTTGTCCGATTTGTATTGGCAAATCAGAAATATCTATCATATCATCATCGATATCCGTTATCGGCGTGTATCCATTCTCGACAGCTATCTGTTGAACTATTGCTGAGATTTTAGGAATTTTGAAAGTCCTGCTCTTTTGAATCTTTGCCATTTTTGCAGAATTATCAACCAATTTGACACTTAACTTTATTAAACTTTCAGCACTCCCAGCGGGTAACGCTGTGATCTTTCCTGTAAACATTTCGATATTATTTCGATCAAATCCCATGAATATTTTTAGCTCCATGCCGACCTTGAATATGTCTTCAAGATATGACGGAGATATTATTTGCAGCGTGGCTGTTGGAATACTATTTACCTTATATGACACCTCAATATTTGATACATATTTTCCATATAGTTTTGTAATATCCCTTCCGTCGGCTTCCAATTTCCACGTTGTAAATTTTGGCTTCATTAGCTTGCTATCCCTGATTGATCCAAAACATCCTGCATATTTAAATCGCTAAAATAATTATAATTATATATTACATTGTGAGAATTTTTTTTGCTTAAATCATTACTTGCGTATCTCCGATTGTCATTTGAAATGTTAGAGCCTTGTTTCCCTTTTAATTCAATAATTTTTTTCTTTTCAAATTCGGTACTGTCTGTTTTTGGTTCAACCGATTCGATTAAATGCTCCATCAATGGTTTTCTTCCAGTCTTTTTCATAATCCCTTTTACTTTTTCGTCAACCCATCCCCCTATACTTTCATTGAGTTCTGCCACAGGTTTAACAAACTCTTTTATTTTCTCCCCTACATTTCCAAAAGAGGCAAGCCATTCGTCAAAAGTTTCCAGCATACTAGAAAATAATTTATCTGTCAGAAAAAACATCGTGCTCATGTGCCCTGTGAAATTTTCTATCCATGTCATTATGCGTTTCATTTCTGAACCAGCACCGCCCAGCTTAAACAGAAAGCCGAAAAATGTTTTCAGCAATTTCAACCCAAAAGTAATAATTTTTATTACTGGCTTGATTACAGTCATCCATAAAATTTTTCCAAGAACAAATATAGTACCAAAGAAAACTTTTATTATCGGGAATGCAAATCCCCAAATCGCAACAAGATAATCTTTAATTGTCCCAAATATATCTCCAACATGTGCTCCGAACATCTCCAAATATGGTTTTGCTTCTGCCACAAATTTACCAAAGGCATCTGAAAATCCTGAAATCATACCTTTTAAGTTAGTCCACAAAGTTGTCTGCGTAGAGGTTGCCCCGCTCAAGTAAGTAAAAATCAATCCAAAGTTACCCTTTATTGTCGATATAATACCTGACATAGTTTTCGATCTTTTTTCACTCATGCCTGCCCAAGTATCAATCTCACTCATACCCCTAACAAATTCAGAGACAAAAGCCTTTGTCCCGATTGCACCCTTTGTCTTTGCTATTGCATAGACTCGTCTTGCATCTGCGCCGTATTTGTCGAGTAGTTGCAAATCTGCCCTGAACAAAGCCGTAGACGCCTCGACCGCCGTTTGCCCGCTAAACGCTGCCATATCTGCTATAACAGTCATAGCATCCTTTTTCATGCCATACAGCCCATTTGTAAAAACATTTCCAGCCTTGCCAATATAGCCCTGTGCCTGAACACTTGCCTTGACAATGTCTCTCGGATCATACGGAGTGACAACACTTCGCTCAAGTGCTTTCTGGTAGACTTCCATTCCCTTTGCTTCGGATTTGAACATAACGCCTAACGTTGTCAGTGCATCCTCCGCTTCCTTGCCTGCATCAATAATTTTATCGAATCCCTTTTTAACAACAATCAATCCAGCACCAATCGCAGCAATCGGCGCAACCGTTGACATAGCAGCTCCGCCCAACCCCGCCAGACCAGACATCGCCATTCCGCCACTTGCGCCCATGCCCTTAACAGCACCGCTAGCCTTGCTTGACGCTGTACCAACACGGCCGACCTGATTCTCATAAATTTGAGCATCCTTTTTGGCCTTCTTCATGTCGGTTATAAATCGGACGACAATATCTTTTTTTACGGTTACATCAGCCACGTTCTGTGTTATCCTCTACTGTTTCATCGTAAATCTGTTCTAATCTTGCAAGCTCGATCTCATCGCAAACCTTAGGCGACCATTTATAAACATTCCTAAAAGCTCTACAAATATGGTCATAATATCTTAACGCTGTTCGTAAATTGTTGAAACAATACTCCCGCTGCTTCATTGCTGTATTACTGTATAAATAATCCCTGTCTCCAACCGATGAATAAACTAAATATTCGCCCTGTCTTTGTGGGTACTCCGAGAAGGAAACAGGAAACCGAAAAAATTTGTGAAATCCAACCTCCCGCCGATTTCATTATTGCAATACCGACATTCAACAGATCGATATTGGTCATCAAGTCCGACATTTAATTTTGATTCTTGCATCGCATCAATGTCAGCTTGATGTAAAAAATACTTTTCTGAAAAAGATTGCTTTTTGTCCCTCTTTATATATGTCACGATATCCCGTTCTGAAAAGCCTTCAATCTTGCAAATCTGCTCATCCCAGACTGAGTAAACATAATCGGCATCCGTATCCAGTCGACCCGGTGTGTTCTGAATTGAAATCAACTGATCGATAGACAATAATTCTTGTTGCACCCTGTTAAAAGTTCCATTTAGCAAAGTGCCTTCTATTTCAATTCCTTTTGGCAGGTCTGTCCACCAACGACAATCTTCAAAACTATTCAAAAAAATCTCATCAACGAATCCCTGCTCTATCAGATCATTCCAATTCTCTTTGACAAGTGTATATCTTTCGTTCTTCAGTGACGAACACACAGAGCAATAAAAAAACTCATCGAAAACAGGCTTGTCCTGATTTGTGAATTGCTTCATAACTTCCATGCCGACTTTCCAGACATCGACAACTTTAAGCTCACCGACATCTTTCTCAGTCATGGTATATGAGTCACCACCTTCAGTATGCAGTGACAAGATACATCCTGATAAAAATTTCTTCATCATCGACCCGCTGGAATTGTCATAGTTTTTCAAAAGAGCAAGATTGCCCCCTTTTAACTCCTGAATTTCAGCGTAGTTATACCACTTGTCTTTTTTGAGACCGACATATAATCGGAACATTAAACCTCCTATATTTCATCAACATCTTGAGGAAGAAATATATAATTAGCAATTTCGCTAGTAACAGATTCCCTGTCTTTCGTCTCTGATTCGCCGTCTATTATTTCGCAATCAGTCAATAACCATTCCAATACGGCCACTTGAGTACGATCTCTCGCAATAACTGAAATATCATGCAATTCCTGACCAGAAACAAGCGCATTCATTTCTGTATACGTGACCAAATCAGTTTTCATATTGATTTTAGCCTCAATTTCTTTTATTTCTTTTATTCCATCAGCAATTTTATATTTCTTATCTCCATCGGGTGGAGCATCGATAAAGCCCTCTTTTTTTGACGGTTTTGTTATACTGATTGGATAGTAAGTCTTTCCGTCAATTTGATACTCATAAAGCAATACCATTTCTCTCGACATTTTTCCCCTCCTATGCCCTAACCGTTGTTACCGCAGCACTTGCTAACTCAAGTCCTGGAGTTTCAATGACAGGCGTAAATATAACCTGCGCGATAATTCGCTCTATACCTGCCTGAATATCCGCAAGCGTGTTTACACTGAAATCATTCTTTATCATTACAACATCCTCGAAGGTAGTCTTTGATCCATCGACCTTCTGTCCTTCGAAAAACAACCCAGCCTTATAATGCTTTATGAAAAATGCCTTTGCATCTCTCAAATGCTGTTCCTGTGGATTCACACCAGCAGGCTCTTGTTCTATACTTTGCAGATATGGCAAGAACGACTTTTTGATAAACAGCCATCCCATGATCTGATTTTGATATTGATAACCAGCGTCAGAACTGAATGTCCTTGCGGAGTTTATAGTTGTCCCGACTCCCTTTGTTTTTCTTGCCAGATTAACCGAGTAGTCAGTTATCAAAATTCCCCCTGAACCGCTGTCATTATCATGGACTAATCCGTTGTCGTCTAACAACTCATCATTCGTGTTAATCGGGTAGTTCCAACCAGCAGCCACTTTCTTTAATCCATAAAGCGACACTGAATTGAAAAAATGCGCTGCAAGGTGACCAACCGCAGGGATAGACCTTTTCCCAACCGCTTCAGGATTCTCTATTTCAAACCATTTATCAGTTGGCAGCATCCCAAATTTAATAGAACCTCTCAGCGTTGCCCCAAAATCTGTCAGTGTCGCCTCAGAAGCCTCGTTAGCTGCTTGTGCATAATAACAAGCGTTTTCATTAGTGGTCGTCCAAGTTGTCATGTTGCCGTTATGTGTTTTGCTCGTTGATTCAGGCGCCAGTAAGATCATAAAATCTTCATCGACAAAATCAGCAACCAAAGTATTCCAGTCTGAATCTGTCGCAGCCGTGCCATCTGAACCGCTTGACAATGCTGTCCAAGTTGTCACATCAGCAGGGAAGTTATCACCAGCAGCAGAGCTATTAGAAGCATTATGCGTGACAACAACATAATTACTGCCAGACACAACATGATTCGTTAACAAAGGCATTCCCAGAGTATCCGACACCGCAAACGGAACATCCACCCACTTTTCGACTTCCTGATATGCACCAGTGAAATCTTTTAAAGCAACTTGCAATTTCCAGTCAGCACGATAAACCGTAGTCAATGCAGCTGTATAAGTATTCGTTAAAGCTGCAAACGTAATTGTTTTTGTTGCTGTAGCAATATCAGTTATAACAGCATACTCAGTGTTAGTTCCATCCGCAATTTTAAAATAATAACCTATCTCTAAGTTATCAACAGTATTTAATACAAGAGTTGTTGGAGTTGCCCCGCTGTCCGTTGTTAGCTTGTAAGTCATATTAAAAGTCTGTGTGCTTTTCCAAGCTATCTTATTGCCAAACGCTGACTTATCGGCCACATTCTTCAGTCCAGCCTTTATGTCGAATATTTTAACAGGCGTTCCTGCTCCGTCCATGATCTCGTCAGTTGCCTGAACTGAATCACTTGCAACGAACGGCAAGACTTTCATCTCTACCTGAACGCTTCCAAGCAGCGTATCGAAAAAACTTTTTGCAACAACGCCAGCGTATTTACTTGATCCGTAAAGACCGCACTTAGTGGAATATGCCGAAAAATCATATATGCCTGTCTGAATGCCAGCGACACCCCTCTCGGTTGCGCCCATCAGTCCGATCTTGTTTATATTTGCATCAGTAAGCCCCTTACTCCCCTCAGCAGGCTTTCTTTTTACATAAGAACCGTAGCTCATTTTATGCCTCCCTCAAACTTTGTTTCCTCTGAAACATCATTAGCTTTTTCCTTCTTGCTTTCAAATAATGGCTTCTTGCTTTCGACCTTATCAAAAACTTTTAGAACTCTTTCCAATTCAAAATCGTATATTTTGTTTTCGTCAATGGCACATTCGCAATTAGGCATCACACCTAAAAACCTGCCATCAATAAACTCAATACTCTGAATTGTATTTGTTGCGTTTTTTACTTTCATGTTGTCGACTCCACGTCTATATCAAAATTTGTTATAGCGATCCTGCTTTCAATTATGAATGGTGATGGCTGAAATTCATACTCATAGATTATTTTAGACTTTTCGCCTGTGTTATCATTGACAAAAGAATTGCCTGTCATATACATTTCAACCCTATCGCCGTTCAACAAAAATCCAAATCCGTCACCGTATGACTCCTCATATTCGCTTGCTAATTGTAATGCTTTCTCCTTACTCGAACATTCTATATATATTACAATAGTCAACACACCTAAATATCTTTTCAACTTGACAGCGTTGACTTGTGTTTCCCAGAAATCCTCTTTCCCTGCCTTCCAGCCTGCGATTACTATCCCACATACAGGATCAACATTTATATCCGAATATGTTTCAATTTTAGTTTGACAAACCGCACTGACAACCGCCGAAGTGGTAAAATCATTCAATGCAGTCGTCTTTAATATTCCATCTCTTGACAATAATTGCAAATATTCAGTCGTTGAATCTTCAGTTATCTTCAGAATAGTATTGTCAAATATATCTGTATTACTCGTAAGACTTATTTCATCATCGCCAGCCGTTAAAGGAATTGACAAAGTTGTTGCCACATCGTAGTCAAGACTGATATGATCCTGCAAGGCCGTCAGCACATCATAATTAGCCGTTTCATGCTCGACCTTTCTGTATCCAATATAGTTTATGAATAATACCAAGACGCCGATCAATGATGTAATGACAAACGAGCTTGTCGCTCCCCATGTGCTGCAATCAAATATCAATTGTTGGTATCGATTTCGTTTATTCTGTGCCTCAAAATTATAGGTAGTCCCGCCGATTGTAATTGAGAATAAGTCTTCATCAGTCAACAACGGCGATGTATAAACATACAAGACAACCTCTTCATAATCAGACAAATCAACTTCATCAAATGACACGGTAACATACTCACCCGCTGTGGTATATGTTATTTTTTTCGCAGTGCCATCAATAACAAAATCAGTATTATCAGCAACAGTAATTGCCTCAGAACTTCTTGTGTATTCCACATTTTCAAATTCCGTGAACAATTCTTATCTCCATGTTTTTAAAGTTAAAAATTTGATGAACTTATTTTCCTTCGGATGATATCTGTCAAAAGCATTGAAAACTAACGGCCTTGCAACTGTATTCCTGAATCCTGTTGTATGTATTTTAGCCAGATTGTAATAAGTCAGTTTCCCTTTTGGATATTTCTTTTCATCTCCGACATAATAACCAGCGCTTGCAATCCCGCCTATATGTTTCTTTGCTTTCATATAATCGATAAATTTCCCGTATCGGAATAATGGCGGGTGATTGAATCCCTGTATCCTGATTGTTGAAGGCTTAATCGGCTTCAATCCAAGTTGACCTTTTTTAGCCCTCGTTTGTGCAAATGACTTAAATTGCTTCGCTCTCTGTAAATTATACTTGCCTTCATTGAAATTGAAAGTCTTATCAATCTCTCGTTGCAATTTTTTAAACCCGTTAATCATTTCCTTACTCCGCCAACTAAAATATAAGCAAAGTTATCACCAACACCACCCTGTAAAACTATATGTTGAATATCATATTCTAACTTTGCAATTACAATCTTATCATACCGCCTCAAGCCTTCTATTGTTACATCCAGATCATCTATTTCCTTTTTTGCGATGTAACATATAATGTTACAATCATCCGCCCACGTTATGCGCTCATATAATTCTCGTGAAAACGGTTTATAGCGAACAGGAAAAGACAATAAGTCTAAATCGTCAAAACTTAATCCCTCATTTCTGAAAATAACAGATTGCCCTTGCTGACAAGCTGAATGACAATCTTTCCTGACCTGCACTATGTCCGCACTCGATAAAAACATCAGCACCTCTCAAGCCTGAGTGTATAAACTCCCGCTCTTTGCAAATAGTTCATATATTTCATTTTCAACGACCACGCCGATTGACTCTTGCCTGATATTCCAGACACCGACCTCGAATAGCCTTCCACCGACAATGAATCAGAGTGTCCTTTCCTGTTCTGCCTTTCTTTGTTGCCCTCATGTTGAACGACATCTGAAGCAATCCCATAAACCTCAGCCATGAAAATATATTGATCCGCTAAGTCCATACTTGCATAAATTAAGGCAGCTATTCTGTCATATTCCGTTTCTGAAATATATTGCAATAAATCGAATTTACTTTCCTCACTAACAGTTGTTATTGTATTTTCAAATTCAGTAGCACTGCCATAGCCAAAAAAAGCATAGTCATTGCCTATTGCAAATCTGACTTTCTGCATTGTTAAATCATCATCAAACATTATGCAACCTTTGCTAAATTTATTTTTTTCATAAATGATTTACTGACAGCTCTGAAAGAATGCCGACACCAAGTGCCCATCGCCCCTTGCGCTTTTGCTTCCTGAATTGTCATAACCCCATATTTGCTCGCTGCTTCGGCGTTTAATGCTAAAAGAGATTTGCCAAGTATTTTATTTTCTAAAATAGATTTGCAAATCTCTCTTTCTTTTCCAGATTTAAGCGTTCTGAAGTCTTTCTGGTAGTATTCGACTAACTCATTGCCTTTGCTTTCTTCAGCAACCTCGACCGCTGTTCTGTCGACATTCAAGAGGGTGGTTCGCATACTCATCTCAGCGTAGTTGTCAAGTTTGTATCTGATAACCCGCTCACCTTCTGCCCCAAATGTCCTTGATTTTAAAATATTGCCTTCTCGCATCGCATCATAATATTCAGGCATGACCTTTTTGAGTTCTTTTTTAAAACGTATAATTTCTTTGTTTATATGCCGTGTTGACATCCTTCTCAACTTTTGATTTTCAACAATAAATCTTCGCTGCATGTCACGAACATTTGTCAATACATTTGTTTGTGTTTTGCTCATTGTATTAAAAGTCAATTCCTCAAACTGTGCCAGAGTTGCTTTTAAAATACTTTGCTTGAGTTTGACTGACGTTATGCCATGTTGTTCAAATATAAACGGCGCATATACATCACCTATAAAAACTTTCGCATTATCTCGCATAAGACCAACAGCGACCAACGTCAACATAATTATATTTTGCTCAACTCTATTCTGCTCTGCTCGTGCGATCTCCCCTTCCTGTAGCTCTCTCATATAACTCTGGATAATCTCAGTGTATTCCGCCAAAGGAGTCTGGATATAATCGTCAATAAATTCGTCTATTGCTTCTTGTTCATTTCCATCTTCCAGATATTCATTATACCGCGATAAATCAACGTCCTTCATCTCATGCTTTCGCTTGACGGATAAAGGCTTTTCTGTATTGATCTCATCACGTTGTAACAAATTAGTCATCCAATGCACTCCCGATTATTGCTCCTGCTTTTTCATCTTCCTTCTTTTCAGAAGGCTTATCTTTCTTTCCCGAAGGCTTCGGAGATTTTTCTTTTATTTCTATGTCAACTTTTCTAACATATTCACCTTGCTTTAGCAATTCAGTTGCATCAACGCCGTGAACTGTTATCTCTGAACCGTTTTTGTGTTTTAATGTTACCATAATTTTTCTCCTTATGTTTTATCTGCTAAATCAAAATACTGCTTATCATAACTATGGGCAAGCCACATTTTCCAAATACATAATTTCCGTTGACCATTTTCACGAAAAACAGAAGTATAAGTTAACGGAAATAATTGTTTAAAATACCATTTTAATCGCTCCATTCGATTCTCCTTTTTTTAATTTACTAGAAGATTAAATCCTACGAATTCTCCACAAGTGCATCTTACAAAAATATATGCCCTATATTCAACATAATCATGATTTTTTTTGAGTTGCAACCTCTACTATCCTTCCACATTTACATCTCTCTCTGTAAGTTTGTGCTAATTCATCATCAAAATCATACATGTTAAATCTCCATATCACTTATGACTTATCAAAAGACAATTTATTATCCCGCAAAACTTGAAATAAATTCTCTGACAAAACGGTTAGATGTGTATGGTCAAGAGATAACTGATTCTTTACTTTAATGCCTTCAATAATCTCATGCAAAAAACATTCAGCGATGCCACTTTCAGAATTATCGGCCACTCTCAACCGAATCAAATTGTAATAATCATGATATTCGCCAGCAGAAGAAATATCTTTATCCTGAACTTGCTCTATATTTATTATATGTGCACCCATTTTTATTTTATCTGGGATCTGCATCGTCCCTCATTTTATTTCTTTTTTTGTTAACCATATAATTCTCTATGCCTTCTTATTGAATTTTCATTATTCAACACGCAAGCCCAACCGTCGCAGCCTCTCTCTCCGCAATTACATGGCAATGTTATAAAAAAATAATTATAAGCTACTTCAGAAATATCTATTCCTTCAGTATATTTTTTTATAAATTCTTCTTTCGTCATTTAATTATATTCTTGATTGACAAATTTATTCATACAGCCATTGTTCATCGGGAAAACCGTAACAATCCATCAGATACCCAGACAGGCATTTGATTTTTCCTTGCAAATCAAAATATTTAAAATCTTCTCTATACCTCTCATAGTGACCATCCAACGACATTCCTGCAATCACTATTTTATCAAATCCCATCTCAATCGCAATTAAAATTGCAAACAGCCCAGACCCGCCTTTTGCTGAATATTCCCAATGTCTATCACATTCACCAGAGTCATCACAAGTATGCGTCTCATAATCGCTGTTTCCTTTCTGCAATTCCCGATTCCTTTTCCATCCAGAAAACTCAGCAGGGTGCGCCGTAATCCAATAATCTATATTATCCAAATATTTAACACCCGCCTCGTTGATAGCCATGACCTTGCCTTCATGCTCATATAATGATAAATCAGCATGAAGACAAGGCGCACTTCCTATAATAAGTATTCGACTATCCTTGCGTTGCATAAGCAGTAAAGTTTATCCCGCCACCTGTTGCAATCGTACCTGCAACAACGGTGTAGATTCGACCGTATCGTTTCGCCACTCCATCCTTGACAAGATTGTTAAAAGGAAGTATGTAACGACCTACTCCCTGATCAACATCACCTGCACCGCAGGCCGTTGCCAACCCAGCAGCATCTCCAAGAGGCATACACGCCACATTAAAAATATCACTTGCAAAAGTTGCGCTTGAGCTTACCTGCACGAAAACAAGATATGACTCATCCCCAGTTCCAACCTCGACCGCTGAAGCATCAATGACCATTTCAGCATCATATTTCCCTGTGCCTAAATCGACTATTTTTGCAGCACTATCAACTTGCGCAGCAGCACTGGCAGCGACTAGGCCTGCATCCTTAAATAGCAAACCAACATCATATTTTCTTGATTGTCTTACTGTACTCATATTATCCTCCTTATACCGTTACCGCAGCATTTGTTATTCCCTGAAGCCTTGCAGCAGCTTTCCCATGGAAAAGAGCTATACCGTTATACCACTCGATTCTTGTCCGATATGCAGGCTTCGTTTCCAATTGGCCTAAATCCTCAGCCTCTAAATCTCCGTTTTGTATACCTGTCAGCATACCGTCACCGATAGACACGGCATAAATAGAAGTTGAGGCAGCAGTTCCGCCCCCAGGATTTGCTTCAGTAAACGGCAAAATTTGAGTCCCTGTGTTATCCTCGTCCATAATCAGAATCGGCAAATCATTGTATTTAGTAACGCTTCTACCAAATTCGTCTTGATCGTAAGTTATATAACCGCCCACTGTAGAAAGTCTTGAAGCAGCCGTTAAGCGTCTTCGCATTGTTTTGTTCATAATCCAGTGAGTCGGATTCAAAACAGCGTCATAAAGTTCGTCTAATTTTGCTAGACTCAAAGCATCCCCGCCACTTGTTGCACCTGCATCGATTAGCTGATTACCTGTAAGCCTAATTTGCAGTCCATCTGGTTCTTTCGGGTCGGATTCTTGATCTCCCTTTATAAATTTTAAAGAATAATGCAACCCTATGGCCTTAATTTTCATGGCCTCCTGCACCGTCCTTTGATCTTCCCCCATCGTCCTGAGAATAAATTTATCCACATCTAATTCACCGCCACAAATAAGCAGTGGTTCTGTAATTGGATTTAATACCCCCGTGCTTTCGGTATATGAGTCATTGACGCCTCTGTATGCCACTCCGGGAAGTGTTTCCTCTCTGTTATACCGAAGTGCACTACCTGTAATTGTTTCAAAAGTTAGTACCCGCAGTATATCAGTGCTTCTCGCAAACATTTCAATATACGCAGCCCGCAACACATCCCCTGAATGTAATTTCCGTGCTTCCACTAATGTTAAAGACATTTTTTTATCTCCATAATTTTTATTGTATCTTGTCTTTTTTCTTTAACATTAATCTTGCTTTTTTATTATTATGCTTGTCCTCGTCTTGCTATTTTTATTCGTTCGACTGGATTAAGATTTTCAAATTCTGGATTTGTGTTGTTTCTTTGGCCTCTCGTAATCGGCGTGCCACCGCCAGAAGTTGACCCACTCGCAACATGATGCTTATTTTTGGCTTGATTTATCCATTTCGGAAATAAATCATGTGCCGTTCCCTCATATTGCTTATCTTCATCTTTTTCTTTTATAGTTAAATTTAATACCGTTTCATAAACCCCAGAACCTTCACCGTCTTCGTTAAGTATCTCGACCGCCCTTGCATTTCCTTCCTTGATAAATAATTCTGCCGTCTGTTCAGTATTGCATAGCGACTGTGTGATTGTATCGAATGAAGCAAAAACATCCGTTAATATTTGTTTGTGCTCGTATTTTTTTCGCCAGACATCAGTATTATCTTGTTCAGATTTAATAGTATCCTCATAACTCTTTATCATAGCTTGATGTTTTTTAGTTAACCGCTGCTCTGCGGTCAACTCCGCATCCTCAATCTCTTGTAGTTTTGCCGATATTGCGGCGTTGTCACCCTTGAATTGCTCCAACTCATCCAGTAGAGGCTGATATTTTGCCTCTGCCTTCTTGTTCGTTGCATTTCTTTCTGTAGTGCGGATATGCCCTAACAAACCGACAAGCTCTTTCGGAACTCTTACATTGTCGTTTGTCAGCGGATCAATAATCGTTTCAAATTCGCCCGCAAATTTAAAATTTTGTCCTTCATTCACATCAATAATTTCTTCATCACCCATCTGCATCCCCCTTGCTTAATTCATTTTTTTTGATCTTGCTTAACTCAATTTCGTTTATTATATTCTCCATCTCATCAGGTTCAATATCGCCCGACAAAGATGTGCTTACAATCAATTTATCCAGTATTTTATTAAAATAATTATAAGGCCCTAGTAGCTTTAATTCCATATATCGCCGTATTTTCTCATCAACGTCCTTTGTCAAAAAGTCTTTTTTATATGTGACATCATAATCTGACGATTCACCACGCCACAAGCCCACAGTCTCGAATATCCATTTTTCAGTCTTTTCAAGTGAGATTGCTCCATTATTCAGGACAGACTTTAGTTTCTCAAAGTTTAATTCTTTCGCAGTGCCTGACTGTGCAATATTTTTATTTTCCTCAACCTCAAGCCCAAATATCGACATCAACTGCTCATAAGCGAACGTTATCGCAGATAAAAAAGACGCCATGTCACCCAACTCAGCACCTATGAACTTTGGTTCGTGCGAAGAAGTGCTATCAAATGGCACGAAACTTAAAGGGCCGATACCGCCTTCCTGTAACAACTTCGGCACAGCTCCATCAGGCGATGGGTAAGCCAACATTTTAAACGTCCCTGAAGCCAGCATCTCATCCATATACGACATATAATTATATATCTTTTTTGCAATCCAGCAAGGGTCTTCAAAAAAAGACTCTCCAACAAAATCATTATTGTCATCCTGCCAATTACACATGCGGAAAGGCACAATTCCCAAATTATGATATTGCCTATCTGTCTCAACCACCGAGACAACTTTTTCTTGTGCATCAATTCTATAATCGATAAATTCGTCTTGTGTCCATAATCGATATTCTATTATCTCTTTTGCGTCTTGTAAATAATCGTCTTTGTCAATATAAGTATTATCAAGCAACACCCATTGTAATACACCGTCAATATAATTAAAATCTCGTATCTGATAAGGCTTGTATATAACTAAAAACGGATTGATATTCTTAACTTCCTCATCATATTTCGACTGAACTTCCTCAGCATCGAAAACAACATTATCAATTAAAATTCCAATCGGCAGTAGCAAACTATATTTGCAGATTGTTTTCATTATTTCAGAAAAACTCAATCCACCTGAAGCATTATCGAAAAACTTTGTGTCTGGAAGTTCGGCTCTAGTAGGTGCGTTAGAGTAAAGGAAGCCTGTCAACATATCGACTAACGGCGCAATATTGTTGTAATATGTTGATCGCAAGTGCCTTTTTTTAAAGGCAACTTCAGACTCTTTTGGGTGCTGATCTAAATATTCACCGTTATAATAATTCAGACCTCCCAGATAGGAATCCTCAATCATACGGTAAACATCGTCATATTTATATAGAGTTGCGTCTCGGCGTGTTGCGATAATATTTAAAGACTCGGCCAATAAATTCTCTCCTTTGATTTCAATTTGTCCTCGTTTCGTGAGGACAAACGGAAGATACACTACCGCAGTATCCAGCAGAAAGGTTTTATTGTGTCCTTATCACAAAAGAAAAAAGCAAGATCGATATATATGTAATAAATTAAATTAATAAGTCAAGTATTTTTATTTAATGAAATTTTTCAAATCGCTGAAACACAAACTTCGGTTTCAAGAAATAACTAACCGCCTTCTCAATTATATCAGGATAGTCATCATAATCCCAGACAGGGTGGAAAAAAATTTGATTCATCGCCTCAGGATATGACTCCTTGTAGTCCATCCTGAATTGCACACTGCCGTTATACATATTCGGTTGCATATTTATAATCCGCTCATTTTTATTCCTGCCCTCATGTATGCCCTCAACCTTAATTTTTAGCTTCGGGGCGATCTCCTCATGCGCTCTTACTATATTTTTATCAAGCAACATCGTGCCATTATCCTCAAATAAAAGCAATGGTATTTTGTAAATATCGTTCTTTTTTGCTATCATTTTTAACATGTCATCCAGCATTATCAATTTGTCGATAGCGTCAAATATACGCAGAACTCCATCATTATAATTAACCCATATAACAGCGGGGTAATCGCTTTCAGCCTTCCCCTTTGACGGATCAAGGAAACAGGCGTTTTGACCTTGCTTTAAATCCAGCATAGTTGGATCAAAAAACCACATCTTATCTTTATCGAAAACCTGCAAGCCTTCTGGCAATGGATTATTAAGATACTGACAAGCAAAGAATACATCCGATATATTAGACTTAATTTTTCTTATTTCGTCTTCAGGAAAAAACTCTGGATATGAAGGATTGCCGTCCTTATCATATATGCTTTCAATCTCAATGTTAAACTTGTCTGATTCTACCACTTTTTGATTATCCTTCTCGAAAATATAAGAAATTAAGTCCGACAAGTGCCATCGTGTCGCAATGACTAATAAAAAACTTAACAACATACCATTGTGCTCAAAAGGCATTAACAACGGAGTTAGTGAATCAAACCACATATTTTTAGTTATCCGAACTGACGGACTGCGTCTGTCAATCAAGTCCATCGGGTCGTCAACAATAATTATATGCGGGTGAACACCGTTAACAGACCCGCCAGCAGTCCTGAACATCAGACTCGATCCCTTTATACTGGTGTCCTTGCCCTTAATATTAAAAACATCGGCCGTATTGGGTGTCAAAGTTTGATCTCTCTCAATCCCGAACACAAAAGTATATAAACTATTATTCCCTGATTTTAAATAATGATCTAAATGTGCAGATACTTCCTGAAGTAATGCAGAGTTTGCGGAAGTATAAAAGATATGCAACTTTACAGACACGGTCGCCCATAACCAGAGGATAAACGCCTCACCGTATAAAGTCGTCTTGAAAGTCTTTCGAGGCTTCAGCCTCATGAATCTGTTATATTTTGTAAAATTGGCCTGTAAATCGTCCGCCCACTTTTTGTGAGTTTGTTCAGTAAGCAGACTGAATCCTAAAACATACTTAGCGAAAAAAAAAATGAAGCATGACTCGCCCTGTGGATTTCGCTTGCATAATACAATATTTTATTTTCATCAAGGTTTATTACACCCTTGAGATATTGCTCCAACAGCAAACAGGCTTTTCTCGCTCTCTGGTATTTTTTCATATATCCATATCGTCCAACTCATCCGCCATCTTTTTTATGTCTTTTTGCGATACTTGAGTTGTCTGAATCGGTTCACCATCTTTGCCAGTATGCTCTAGTCGGTCTTTCCTGCCCCAACGCTTAGGGAACTTTCTTTCTAATCGCCAAGCAGAAGCCTGCCAGTAAGTGTCGGCTGCCTTCGCTATTATAGCAACATCCCGCACCTCTGCATCAGCTAACGCCTTTTCTACTGCGTTGGAGAACTCGACATATATACCGTCAGTCTCCTTGCTGCCTCGCTTTAACCAATCATAAAGAGTAGTCTTATTTATACCCGCATACGCTGACGCTGTCTCGATATAGTTGCCTGCTTTTATAGCTTGAACTATTTTCTCTTGCAATTCTGGCGTTAAATCTGTGGGTCGTCCTCCCGCCATTATTTGCCCTCCGATATTTTTTTAGCTTTCTGTTTTGTGTATAATTCCCAACGATCAATAATAACCTGAACATATAAAGAATCGATTTCCATACCGTAACAAATCCGCCCTGTTTTCTCGCAGGCGATTAAAGTTGTGCCTGAGCCGAGAAAAAAATCGCATACTATATCATCTGGTTGTATATATTCCTCAATAATTTTAATTAATAAATCAATAGGTTTTTGCGTAGGGTGTACTCTTTTATCAGATTCTCCTTGCTTTATCATCCCTCGCCATAAATGGGCTATTATTCTTGCAGGTTTATTAAAATTAGTCCATATCATTTCACAATCAGCAAAACTATAACTATTCATATCTCCCTTTTTATCCCAGATTATCCAACACGGAGAAGAAGGCAAAAATTCAGTAAAATAATTTCCGCCAAATATTATGAATTTTTCAACACCAGAATTCAAGGCTATTTCATACATTTTTTGTGCTGCAATTATAGTGTCATCATTAATGATCGGATTATACGTTCCAGCTGCACATAAATCACCTCTCCCAAAAGTACCTTTACCTTTTTTTTTAACAATATTTATCCCATAAGGAGGATCAGAAAAAACACAGTCCGCCTTTTCACCATTCATCAACTTTTCTACATCTTCCAACTTTGTCGAGTCGCCGCACATAATTTTGTGTGAAATTATATCTTTTTTATTGTATTCAATAATATTCCCACAATGAGAACACTTTGCTTTCATAATATTTTAGCTCCCTTTCTTGCATTGCAACTTCTACACAAAGGTTGAACATTTGATATATGATGAGAACCCCCTTTTGATAAAGGAATAATATGATCCATTTCTATATTTCCTATACTCCCACAAAAAACACATTTATTCCCATGTTCTTCTAATTTAATTAGCCATTCACTTAATTTTATTGTTCCAGCTTTTTCTAGTGATCGTTTTTTTGCTCTTCCGTTTTTTTTCGTTATTTTACCTTTTGCAGTTTTCCCGTATTTTTTTTGAGCTATTTTATTTATATCTCTTCCTTTTTTGCTTTTCCCATACTCCCTGTCCGTCTTTCTTTTTTCCGTTAATTGCTCATCTGTTAGTGGATGTAATTTTCTATATTTTTTTGTTCTTAAACAAGCCAACATTTTTGCTCTGTCTTTTTGTCGATATCTTTTTTCATTTTCATTTCTTTTTTTACTTTTAACCCATTTTTCTAATGATATTCTACCTTTTTCTGTTTTCTTATATTTCTCTTGAGAAATTCTTTTGGCTTTAAATTTACATTCTGTTCCACAACAAGATTGATTAAAATGATGTTCATCAAAACTGTTCCCGCATATTTTACATATTTTCATGTAAATATTTTATTCTATCCCCGCACACGAGTCAATCCAAATAATGCCATTTTTTGCAATTATTACAAAATATTTTACATCCAAGCTGATATACATCCCCTATCTTTACATCTGTAGTCTTAGCCTCTGGAATCTCATCATCCAGCTCATTATACTCTGGAATACTATAATTTAATATCTCCTGAATCTCCTCATCCGTTATCCCAACATTCTCAATAATTTTATCAATGTCAATATCCAGATCGTCAATCATGCTTTCAATAAATCGCTTCGACAATTCCTCATCGTCCTTGCCGTGTCGATGGTTTGCCTCCATCAGATCAAGTCTTGCCTGCTCCTCCGTATATTCAGGATCACAGATAACACGGAAGGTCGTCTCTAATATACCCGCTTGTATACCCGCCTGAATACGTTTGTGTCCTGATATTGCTCTGTATTTTTCAGGCTCGTATTCCCAAACGGTTGACGGCTCCATATACCAACCTTTATTACGCATAGAATTTACAAGCCCGCCGAAAACTTCGGGGGACATGACATTTGGATTGCCTTCAGTTTCGCAGATTGCTTTCAATTGTAATTTTTTGTTTTTAGTTTTCAAAACTGATTGACCTTATGTTTTCTTGTATATATAATATATACCTCATTTGTCAAATATTTTATAAAAATAAAAATCTAAAAACTTAATCGTCATCGTTAAATTTAGCACAAAAAGATTTACCTTCATCTTCGAAATTGCGTATTATAGAATATTTGCCTTTATCAGCATCATACTTCATAACAATTTCATCACATTGAGGAAATTTAGGATTATGCAAATAGACCCATCTCCTTAATTCTTCTTTTGTCACTTAATTCGCTTCCTTGACTTTTTTGTCCAGAGCATTCTTTACGCTCAGAATCCCGAAGTTAGAATCCTTGCAGATAGGACATCTTTTTGAATAAAATGGAATAAAAACAAGCCACATCCCTAATGAAAGACAAGTCATTAAATACGTTCCTACTCCGATGACTCTTTTAGCTGCAACTACCCTCTCACAATTGAGACAATACTTTGTCGACATAATTTAGCTCCTTCGATTTATTTTTAGTTCGATATAAATGATACCGGACTTGATTGACTTTTTTAGGACACACTTGCAGGTAAGATATAATATTCCGATTATACCAGCCTGCTCGTATTAGTCTTATTATATCTTGCGTTTCCTTTTCAGCGAGGTTTATTTTCATTTGTTTCTCCATTCAAGCCGTATAAAATATTTCTATCCAAGCGCGACTAAAAGGCTCTCCAAAAATATTTTTTTTAAAAAAAATGTGAGTGCTATCGCAATTAAAAGAATCCGAACGGCAAATCACTCCGTTGACATCATTTTGATTCAAAATTGAAATTGATTTAATGTTTAGCCAATTCAACCCATGTTCAATGCTCATATTGTTTTCTATATCAGAATAATCAAGTTCAATTATTTTACATATTAGCGTAATATAATCACTGTTGATTTTTTTGCCGATTATCTTCGCAAAATATACTTTCAATCTTGTGATACAAAACAAATACCAGAGATAACCGCTGAAGCCGATTTCTTTTAGCGCGATAAATGATAATTTCATGAGTTGTCTCCTTTATTATAATTTTTCTAAAATTTTGAACGCTTTCAAAATAAATTTATTCGCTTTCTTTGTGGTCTTGAATGGCTTTGTAACTTGTCCAGTGTTATTAAGCTTTTTACAGTGGGTTATATTGTAAATCACTTCTTTTGTTTTTGCAACTTGTTTAATACTTTTTATAATAGCTATTTCATAAGCAAAAAATTTTGACCAGTATAAAGATGCACTATCCACACGTAACCCATAGCCGTTGTTCAATCTATAAAATCTTCTAACGCCTTCCCTGTAAGGTATTTCCTCAAGTAAGTTTTTATCCGTCAGCTTGATTTCTTTTTTCATTGTCCTTGCTCCTTTTTATAACTTTTCTAAAATCTCAAAATATTTTTCAATATATTCGTTAGCTTTCTTTGTGCTTCTAAATCTTCGTGGCATTTCGTCAAAAATTTTATCGTATGTGTATTCATAATAAACAGCTTTCTTCAATTTTTTAATACTCTCTATAACGGTTATTTCCCATAGGTAAGATTTTAGGAATGCAGAATAAGGATTTATCACAACCAAGCCACGATTATTTTCCAGTTTATAAATTCTTCTTATATAGCCATCCAGCGTGCACTTCTCTTTCCATAAGTTTTTATCAGTCAGCTTGCATTTATTTTTCATCTCCCCGCCTCCTTATATATTTTTCTCAAATATCTGTTTGCAAAATATGTGAGATTCTTTTTTCTGTGTGTTATTTTCCAAAGTCTTTCCGCAGTAATTCCAATACGATGACTAATTGGTGAGACTTTAAACATCTTCGCACATTCGTAAATTTCTTCCCTTATTTCTTCTAACTCAATTAGTTGTTTTTTATTTATCATTTTTTTCCATTCTTATATCTTTTCAATTTTCACAGCCATTATACCTTCTTCATATAATGCCAGTGGACAATAATCTGATTGCATCAAACATTCTACAAAACCAAAAGCAGTTGAATTACCTTCCTGATTCGGAAAAGGCACAAACCATTCTCCTATTTCTATCTCATCAGAGTCATAGTCTTCAATTTCAGAATATGATGTTCCTTTCGGGCTTAAATAAGTTACTCTAATTTTCATTTCATTTTCCATATTTATATCTCCTTTTTAGTTTCGCTTTCAAAAATCCAAACGCCTTTCTCTCCATAAAACTTTATTTTAAACATAATGAGCACAGTTCCATAGAGACGCATTTGAAGACTGAACTTCTCTCCAAACATTTTGGCTTCGTCAATTATCACT